CGGCTTCTTTTAACTTGATAAGGTCCTTGGCGTCCTAGTCTTCTTCAAGCTTTTCCTTTCGCTTAGCCTCTAATTTAGCCGACTTCTCGGCTTCTTCAGCAGCTTTACGAGCGGCTTCCTCTTCTTTTTCCTTCTTAAGTGCAGCGACTTCTTCTTTAAGGTTATCAATTTCAGGATAGAGTTTATTCTTTTCCTGTGTACGAACCTTTGCTAAATCTTCTTCAGTATAAAACTTTGTAGAAGATGTTGCTGTTTCTGTTGCTGCTGAAGTAGTTACAGTAGGTGCGTCAACACCCGACACGTTTACTACTGGAGCACTTGCGCCATCAACTTGAAAAGCTGATGACATGCTTTCTGTTGTTTCCATAGCTATATCCTTTTATCCTAGGGGTCGTTTTCCGATGTGAGAGCTCATATGACCGAACATTTATACGATATTAAGTTTTGCGTTTTAGTACGAAATTGTCAGCCTAAACGGCTTACTTTTCATACTCATCCGGATTACGTCGCTGAGGCAACATAGTTCCGTAAGCTTCAGTTACTAACTTGTTTCTCAAGTCAGCTTCACCCATATTTGCTTCCAAGAGCGCACCGTCGATAGTTGGTTGCACTGGAGCTGGGTTTGGTTCCCCACCAGTAGGGCTAGACCCACCAGGAGCTCCACCGGCAGGTGCTTGGCCCACCATTCCAGGAGCAGAGCCGGTAAGGTCCATAATTTCTTGTTCAATTTGCGTTTGTAGAAGTTTTAGAGCGCCATCTGCTGTGGCATCATCCATAAGTTCTTGACGAATTTCATTAAGTTTCTCAGCAGGGAATTCCTCACCAAGAACACGTAAAGCACCTTCTTTGGATTCAAGACCAAGAGAAAGGAGTGTTTGAATTTCATTAAGAGCAATAAGCTTGTCAAGTGGAAGAGGCTGTGGGAACTGAACATAAGAGCGATAGGTAAGAGGGTCTTGAGGGTCCAACTGGTCTAGTTGACCTTTCTTAAGCTTTACGTCTGTTGTTGGGTCCCACGTAAATGTCTCTGGCTCTTTTACGGCAAGTGAAAGAAGAATAAGTTCATTAACGCGCTCTAGGCCGTGTGCATATTGAATAATCTTCTGGTGATAGCGATTCATCAATGGTTGGAATTGGATAGAGAGTGCTACACCAGAAGTATTTGAAATAGGTTGTGCTTGACCAAGCGCTGTTTCAGGAACACCAATCATTTCGTGCATTGACTTCTTGAGCATTGCCAAGAACTCCATAGCACCTTTTAAGCCTTGTGCTCCGCCTTCAAGATTCTCAACTCTTGCATCTTTAGGAAGTCCGCCCCATACCTTATTAGCGCCTTTTTCTAATTGCGATGCTTTTGCTCCAATAATGACTGTGACCGGTGCAGCATGGTAATTAACGATGTCGGCAATGTCAGTAGCAGTTTCGTTATAAGTTCTATTAATATTAACAATGTCGTGACAATCGCCCAGACCCCAAGGAGAACCACTGATACGCACGTTCGGTATGTGGATAACAGGAATAGTGCCAAGCGGATTAGGGCGAGAGTCAATAAGTTCATCGTTGATGTATTCCTCAATCATGTCGTCTGTCAAGATTTCGGTATACGTAAATACTTGACGAGTTCCTTCTAGTGAAGTTCCCCAGAAACGATACTTAAGTTTAAAACGAATTAAGCGTTAGCGGTCGTGAGGGTGAAACTCTGGAAATGCAAAAGAGGAGTTCAGAGGAAGAATACGAACTCGTCCTGGGTGTGAACGCCCTGCTGTATCTTTCCAAGCTTCTTCATAAGCAACTTTAATAAAGCAGTCTCCTGAAACGCCACCTTGCTGACCTATTTCCCAAAGCACTGTGGCTTTATTGTTGTCAACTTCCCAAACTCTTTCTAACAAATCTGGAACGATAGCTTCCGTTTCTTTTGGGGAACGGAAGGAGACCCCTTTGCCAAAAGTAAAGTTAAGAACAAAATCCGTAAATGCTCTAAAGTAATTTAGCGCCAGTTGCGCTTCGCCTACTTGACGGCGGTAAGAGTAGTGGTGACCTAGGTACATAGCCCAGTTAAGGGAGTAACGGTTTAGTCGTGGACCGTGTACTTCAAATTCTTCATCAGCAAGCTCTACTAATCCAAGAGGAGAAATTGAGATTGTTAAATCGCTTGACGCCGCCCTATAACTAGGGGGTGAAAAGTCAATTGAACTCACTTACTTCCCTCCCAAAACATATGCGTAAACCATAACACAAAAGTCGATAAATCTATGAAACGACTTACTTAAAAACGCTTACCTGTTTCGCCATAAGTGACATTTAGTCCTACAGGCTTTTTAATCTTATTCTTCTGCTCTTTTTCTTTTTTCTCCTGAGCCTCGTGCGCGTAATCGCGGAATCGAGGGTCTACCTGTCCTTTGTTCTTTACGAACTGTCCACCTAGCTGTGTATAGCGAGTATGAACCCAGTGAGCTGCGGCAGGTGATGGATATTTAGCAAACTTTGTACGAGCTTGCACGGTAATCATGTTCCAAAGCTTAGGATTCGCCGGTGTTTGGTCTGGCGATTCTTTTACTTCTTTACCTCTAATGAGGGCCATGATTACTCCTTAGAAATCCCGAAACCCTGCCCCATAAAAAGAGGCAGGGATACGAGGGGGAAATTAGTCGTTTACGACTGATGGGTTAAGACGTTGCTGATGTGAACCATTACGAATAACTTCTTCGATACGGTTATCACCATGGTCTGCAAAAGCTCCATTAGCGAACTCTGAAAGAGTGTCTGGTGCTTCTACCCATGCTGCTGAACCGACGTGTGCGCGTTCACGCATTGTCTCTTCAGCTGGCTTTTCAAATACGTTTGCATTGCGGTTAGGACGACCAGCTGCAGGAACATATCCTTGCATTGCGCCCTTTGTGAATTCCTGAGGAACGTCTGTGTCTGTTGCGATTCCTTCTTCAAAACGAAGTGGGCCGCGTTGTCCAGGTGTTGCTGGGGACATCTTACGGTCGTAGTTAGTACCAGGACGTTCTGGGAATTTAGGTGATGGTGCAATTGTCATTAATGACTCCTTATGATGTAGGGAAAAGGCCTTTTTTCCTAATAGATAGTCTCTCGCTTTATAAGCTATAAATGTGGCTAAAAGGCAAATTATCTATAAAACGGATTTGAAGATTGTTCTACTGTTGGCATGGTCAAATCCATTGTTAGAGAGCAGGCAATAGCTAAGCTGTCGGCATAGTCATCGTGGGCATGGGCTTCATCGGGTGCATGTGCCAAGAAGTTAGGTCCTTGGAATTTAGTTTCTAGGTCGCCCATTTGTTGATAAAACCGCTTCCACGTACGTAAACGTCGAGTTTTTGCATGAGCGGGCCAGCTCACCATACGTCTATCAATAAGGGCTTTAAGGTGTTTCCAACGTTTGGACTGTTCTGATTGGCTGCTGCCGATAGAGTGAACTTCAGCTCTAGGTATTAGAATTTTAAGACGTTGGGCCACCGCATCTCCCACACCGTTAGCATCCACGCCTACAGCAAGGACATCATAACTTGAAAGAAATTGAACAATTTGGAAGTACTGGTCTTCCCAATCATCGCCTTGAAGCTCTAACCAGTTAAGTACACGATGGTCAAAGTATCCAAACTCATCTGGCCTATCCCAGTCAACCCACACCACAGTAACCACCGTGGAGTCAATCTTACGAGCAGGGTCTATCCCTACAACTACCGGCGTACGGTGCCAAGCTTTTACTAATTCCGAAGAAGTATCACCAAGCTCATCAAGAACTGTAGAAGTAACGAACATGCCTCTATCGAGAAGCCACTTACAGTTATATGACATTTGAAATTCATCTGAGTCTTCGCCAATACGAAGCATCTCTTTTTTTATGTACTTTCCGTAGTTAGGGCTAACTTTAGACACATCTTTGTAGTCCCATTGAAAATGGTTCTGTCTGGAGCGTGTTCCTGTTTGTCTGCGCTTATTAAGTTGAATAGCGCGATAAAAGTTGTTCTTGTGTGTAGTAGGCGTTCCTGTTTTAATCATTGTTCCGTTATACGCAGCAAGCATAGGAGAGATTGATTTTGATACTACAAAGTCATCTGCCTCTTGGCACTCATCAATAATAATAAGATGAAAAGACTTAGATTCAATCTTTGCGCGAGGGTTAGCGGTCATCATCATAAGAGATGAGCCGGAATTCTTAAGTTTAATTTGCCGAGTAACGCCTGCTACTTTTCCAATACTGTCATCAATTTCTGGGTCCCCTAAAATGTCTAAAGCACGCTCAGAAGTAAGTCTATTGAGGGTACGGCCAAAGAGAGTTTCTACCTGGGTTTCTACAGGAGCAAACATTCCTACCCATAAACCGTGTTTAAATTTACCCAAGAGGTCGGGGAACATAACAGCTAATCGTGGAAGTAGGACCATGAGCGTAGCCACGGTATTAGCAATAGTCTCTGATTTTCCTGACTGACGAGCTGCGAGTGCTGTAATTTCCTCACCATCATTAATGATTACAGACTCTATAATTCTCCTAGCAAGGGGCATTTGATAGGGACGGAGAGCATGCTCATCTCCAGGTTCGACACCTACAAGGGCATCCATAAACTGAATACTTCTATCAATAATTCTCTTGACGGATTCTTTAGAGAGCTCGTCTAACTCCTCTTCCTCTTCTTCAGGAAGGTCGTATTCTAATTGCTCGTCTAATTCTTCTTCATCTATAAAATCAATATCACTCATAGTGTCCTTATGGTAGATAGAAAACGGAAAGCCTGGGCATTAAACCCAGGCTCGCCATTGCGTCTACGGGAGAAGAAAGAGGCAGCATTAGTCTACACCTAATGTCGATAAATCTATTAATCTCTTTTAGCGTGTCGTACGTTTATGTAGTTGGTCCACAACAGCGTGTAGTGCTTCTGCTCCTATAAGGGCTTCGTCTAAATAGGCTCTTTCACGATTTCTAGCGTACAAAGACATGCAACGGCCTACCTCGTACGTAGCTTGTTCAATCCACATCTCTAATTCTGAGGTAGAAATTTTAGATACACGTTTAGCCACTTTCTCTGAGAAGGGCTTATCCCATGTAACTTTACTCTTTAAAAAATTCATCATAGTCTCCATCCTCAGGCTTCCAGGCTGTCCGTGACCACATTGCATTAAATAAGATTTCATCTACAGCATCTTCGTCACCCCAATGAATATCAGGTGTGTGGTAGAAAATACCAACGTAATACCCCGGCTTAGTAAAGGGTATTCTAAATACTAGGCACTTACCTTTTCGGTAGGGCTCTTCAGTTTCCTGGGTTGTTCCAATTTCAATTATAGGAAAAAGCTTGGTATGGTAATACTCAAGTTTTCCGACGTATAGTGGTCCGTAGGTATTCATTAGGAGTTGAATAATACCCTAACATCCTCGGGCATGTCACTAGGGTTGAAGTTATACCAAGCCCCTAAATTACCGGCTTCAATAAAATCATGTGTGGATGAAGCCACTTTTAAAGAATTCCATATCTCTACCGGAGTATTGTCATAGCCAATCCACTGCCCATCACGCATCTTAATAACTAATGTTTGGGCTTCTTTGCTGTAGGCAATTGTCGTAGCTCTGTGTCTATCTTTGCCAGCAGACTGCGGGGCGGGTTGAGTGTTGTAGGTCGGGGAAAGCATCTCCCACGTAGTTTTAATACCTATCTTTTCTTTAGATGCCTCTTGAAGATTAAACTTTTTATTTAACGCATCTGACCGTTGTTGCTGCGTTTGCTTATAGTAGTTGTATGACCGTGCCATCACTCTTCACACACGTGCCCCTCTGTTTCTGTTTCTAATACACGAGCAAAACAAGAACCACAACGTAGCCAACGAGGAGGCTTATAGTTATTTTGCGCAGTTCCCCCTAATGGAAACCCTGAGCCGTCTTGTGCGTACTGAGGTTCGTATTCAGTAACAATATCTGGTTCTTTAAAGAGTTCTCGTGGAAACGGTCCTTGTGGAGAAGTTACTTTATTTGGAGTAGGGTGAACCTGTACCGCGCTATGGCGCGTTATCTTCACGCTTTGCTCTTAGTTGTTTTCTTTACTGTCGTAGTTTCAACAACAACCTCTGGGTCTGCTGCCGGTTCGACAACCTCTGGTTCTGTTACTGTTTCAACAATTTGTGGTTCTTCCACCACCGGTTTAGAGCCTTCAGAAGCATCTACTGGCTCAACAAGTGGGAAGTGACCAGCGGATGCACGTTGACGAAGCCATGAGGGTAAGCAGGAAGCGCAATAGTCCACAGGGTTAACTCCTGGGTCGGCTGTAGTGTAGTCAGCCTTGTTATCGCAGTTTGCACATTTTGCCATAGGGATACTCCTTTTCAATAAAACAAGTATAGACGAAAAAAGGAGGCAAGGTCGCCCCTGCCTCCCTTTTCTGATTAATTACTTTGTTGAGCCTACTCCAAATGCGCCGTCCTTAGGGTTAAGGGCGCGTAGTAGAGGTCCGGCTACAGCACCTGCTGCTGCCATTCCAATAGACTTGGCGTCAGTATGACCAGCCATGTACATAGCTAGAGCTGCTGATACTGCTGTGCGCACATATGAGGCGACTGCTGCCTGTAACTTCTTGTTCATAGAACTCACTTTCGTTTAGTGGGCGTGCCCCACATCACTACTCTACTACTCGGATTCTTCCACATGTTGCTCAAAACGACCCTCTAATTTGTCTACTTGAGATTTAATCCCTAGTTGGTCTGCTCGTAGCTCTTTAAGCATAGGAATGACTTCTTTATTAATTTTATCGTGTATTGAGGAACCGCCATTTGGTTTCAACTCAGATAGGTATTTCTTTACTAACCATTTCACTCCGGCTGCTGCTGCCACTAATATTCCAATTTCAGCAGAAGTTACGCCAATCCAGGCATCAATACTCATATAATAGGATATCCATTCTTATATTATGTTGACATGTAAGAATAGTTATCCGAGTAATTAATGCCACAAAAAGTGTGTATTTCGTATAATTCTACATGGTTTTATAAATTAATCTTAATAAAAAGCATGTTCAACTTGACACATGCTGTAACACTTTGGTTTGCTAGTACATGACAGAAGCCATCGGTAACGATGGCTTTCGCCAACTGAGAGGAGCAGTGATGCTCAATATCAGAATTAACTTCACAGTTAATTTCAAAAAAGTGGGCGCTTTGATGCTAGCGTGGTTCCTAACCGTAGGTCACCTAACATCTCCAGCTCAAGCGTTACCGATAGCAGTGCCGTATGAGAAGCCAGTAACGGTTTCTCTTACCTACGTTGTCGTAACAACCACGAAGACAGAGGCGGCAAAAGCCGTATTGAGCCCACACGTCAAGTACTTTGACGCAGAAGCTCTAGCCTTCCTTACTGTGTACTCCAAAGGATGGAGTATGGAGCAGTGGAAATGCCTTAGAAACGTTTGGCAACATGAAAGCCATTTCAATCCCCGTGCTCGAAATATGAGTTCAGGTGCATATGGAATTGCTCAATTTTTGCCAAGTACGTGGGGAAACTATAAGGTTGCTAAAACACCCCAGGCACAGCTACAAATTAAATACGGACTACGATACATTCAAATGAGATACGGGAGTAAAAATGACCCAACAGGCGCATGCGGAGCATGGATATTTTGGCAGAAACACAACTGGTACTAAAGCACCATTCTTCGACGGGTCGCAACCATGTGCACAAATAGACCCTGACCTTTTCTTTCCGGATAATCAAGGAGAAGCAAGAAAAGTAAAAAACATAACTAGAAAGATTTGTGGTACATGTGCATTTCAAACTCCGTGTTTGGAATACGCACTTGAAACTAACCCCCTCGGTACATGGGGAGGACTACAAGAATCAGAGAGAAGACGCTTGAAGAAGACTAGGCGCAACTTGGTTGCGTAAATGAAAAAGCCCCCGAATAATCGGGGGCTTTTTTGTTTGTG